GTATTTTTATGTTATTTTTTTTAATGATTTTAATATTATTTTACATTTAAAAATAACAAATTTAATTAACTGGTTAAAATATTAGTACTGTATTTTCAGTAGATAAATAAAGAGATTTTTATGAAAAATGGTATTTATTCGTTAATTTTTAAGAGTGAAGGGAAAGATTTCGGAAACGGAATTTTAGTAATAGAAAATGAGCGTGCTTTAGGTGGAGATCTAATATATGTATATAAAGGTGAAGTTGAAGAAAATACTTTAATTTTAGAATTAACTCAGCACAATGAACATTCTCACTCAGTGTTTGGAAATTTACATATACTGAAAATTAACTTGAATTTACATTCAGAATCAAATGGTTATATTCTTAAAGGAAATGTTGAAAATTTACAGACTGTACCATTGATAGTTGCTGCAAAGTTTATTGGGGATTTAAGTTAATTATTTTATCTATATGATTTAATTTAAATTATTTCATATTTAGATTGAGTTTGGAATGCTTACATAGAAATACACAGAATGAAGGAATTTCGTTCTGTGTATTAAATAGCTCAATAGTAATTAAGGATAATTTCAAAAATATCATGGTTTTATCTTCGAGTTTGTGAGGTCGGTTTTCCATTGTTTATCGTACTATGTCTTGGAAAGGGTGTGTTTAGATTAGGTTGATCAAAATGGTCTCTATCATCAACAGAAGATTCTACTATTGGCGAATCTTTATTTTGAGGAGAGGTATCAAAATTTGTTCTATTAATCTCCTGATCTGTTGGTTTTTTTGGACCTCTGAAATTTTTACTTGATTTAAACATTTTATTCACGCTAATTTTAATAATGAATAATAATTGTATTCCTGTTTTATCGTTACATTGATATATTTTTAAGACTATTTAGTTGGTTTGTGTTTTCTTTATATTTTTTGGTTTTATAGTTTATTTAATAAATATAATTTTTTGGTTTTAATTTCTTCAATAATTAATTTTAAATAACATAATTTTTATTTAGGAAATTCAATGGAACAGATCAGACCATTTCCACCAATAGAACTGATTGATCAAGCTGAGGAAGAGGAAGCAATCCGATTGGCACCCGCCGTGGATCTAAAAGAATGGGTAATAACAAATTTCTTAACGATTGGTGGTGCACTCCATAATCCCGACCATGACCACATAGCAGAGCTATTACATGATGATGAAACATTCTTAGCATTCGCTTGGGCTTCATCTGCCACCGTAGCTAAAAAGAGAATGGTATTAGGTCAATGTGAAAAGGTCATGTTTAACCAGGGCGGATGGCGAAAAGCAAGACAAGAACAGCAAATGAGAGATTGGTTTGGATTTGTTCCTATATATCTCATTACGGTTGATGCAAGCTTTTGTGAGCGTGCAAACGATCGTGAATTTTGCGCTTTGATTGAGCATGAGCTTTACCATATAGGTGTAGAGCGTGATGAGGATGGGGAAATACTCTATAGCGATCATACAGGCTTACCAAAGCACTATTTAGCAGGTCATGATGTTGAAGAATTTATCGGGGTGGTCAAACGGTGGGGTGCAAGCGAGAACGTCAAGCGAATGATTGAGGTCGCAAATAACCCGCCGTTTGTATCAGATTTAAATATTTCCAAGTGCTGCGGAACATGTCTAATTAATTGAGCCGAACGGCTCTTTTTTTATCTATTTAGGTTGACGTAGGTTGACAGGATTAAGGTTATGGCGGCTCTAAAAAAAGAGATAAAACTCTTTATAGTTCGCTCACTTGCCGTATTTAACACACCAACTGAAACAGTAGAGCTCGTCAACCAAGAATATGGGGTAGCTGTTACTAAGCAGCAATGTGAAAAATACGACCCAACAAAACGGGCTGGCGAGAATCTGAGTGAAGAATTAAAAAAGGATTTTGAAAAGACGCGTGAAATGTTTCTAGGTAAACCTGAAAGTATTCCTATTGCAAATTTGGCTGTGCGACTTCAACGATTAGAGAATCAATATCAGAAGCACTCAAAGAATCGTGTAGCTGCTTTAAATATTCTTAAACAAGCGGCTGAAGATGCAGGTGGTAAATATACCAATCGTCAAGAAATCACTGGCAAGGGAGGTGAACCACTGCAAACCTCTTTAGTGCAAGCCACCCAAGAACAAGTAAATGAAGCGATTAGGAGGGCACAAGAGGAGTATTAAATGAATCTGCAAACACATGTAGAAAAGACTTTGTGCGAGCAAGAGCATTTGTATTTCACACGCCGTTTTTTCAAACCAAGAATGGGGTTTAAATTCATTGTGAATTGGCACCATGAATATGTTGCTTGGCTTATAGATGAGGTAGTTAAGGGTAACATTGCAAACCTTGTGATTAACGTTCCACCAGGTGCTGGTAAAACCGAATTAACCACCAATCTAATTGCACGAGGTATTGGTTTAAATCCACGCTCAAGGTTCTTGTATTTATCTTATTCTCAGTCGCTGGTAGAGGATGTGTCATCCACAGCCCGAAACATAGTGAAATCAGATGATTTCCAGCAAATGTGGAAGACAAATATATCGACAAGCACAGATGCTAAGGCAAGTTGGAAAACCACTGTAGATGGTTATGAAGCGGGACATATTTATGCTGCATCAATGGGTGGTCAGGTAACAGGTCGCCGTGCTGGGACCTTAGCTGATGAAGGTTTTACTGGCTGTATCATCCTAGATGATCCGTTAAAGCCTGAAGACGCATTTAGTAAGCCTGCAAGAGATAAGGCTAATCGAAAAATTCTTAACACCGTCAATTCACGAAAAGCAAAGTCAGGTACTCCAATCATCATGATCATGCAGCGTCTTCATTCAGAAGACCCTACAAATTTCGTTATGTCTGGAAATGTGCCAGGGGATTGGGCTCAAGTTTCAATTCCCGCTTTGATTGATGATGAATACATTCAGTCACTGCCTAATCATATTCAAATGCTTGTGCCTAGAAATGTTGAAAGGGATGGAAAGGGCCGACAAAGTTATTGGCCACAAAAAGAATCATTAAATTCCTTACTGCAACTTGAGAAAGGCGGCAAAGATAAAGATGGTGCAATCGTTTCTAGATATACATTTGGCAGTCAATACCAGCAACAACCTAAGAAATTAGGTGGTGATTTAATCAAAGCAGAATGGTTTGGTTATTACAAAGAATTACCGCCGTTACAGTGGCGTGCAATCTATGTCGATACAGCTCAAAAAATTAAAGAGCATAACGACTATACCGTCTTTCTACTGGTTGGGCTTGGCATTGATGGAAAGCTCTATTTGATTGATCTTTTACGCGGTAAATGGGAAGCCCCTGAAATGAACCGTCAGGCGCAGAAGTTTATCGATAAACACAAAGATTATACCTATGAGTTAAGACCAATCCGCTGGATGAAAGTCGAAGATAAAGCCCATGGAACTCAACTTATTCAAAATCTAGGCACTTATTCAGGTGTTCCAGTATTACCTGTGCAGCGCGGTACGGATAAATTGACTCGCTTTATGGATATTCAGGTACCACTTGAACATGACTATGCAAATAAACCGGAAGACCGGTTCGTAATGCTACCAATGAACTCAAAATGGATCGCTGATTTCACTGAAGAGTGTGAGGCATTCAATGCTGCGATGACTCACGATCATGATGACCAAGTTGATACCTTGATCGATGCAATCGAAGAGGCAACGGTCATGCTGAATTATCAACCTCCAATGGCAGGCTAAAATGGCTAAGAAAAGTAAGAGAAAGGAAGTAGATAGCCCTCTATCTGTTGGTGGGCATTTATACACTCAACAAGCAGAAACAGCATTTTTAAACTTCTTAACGCGTATGCCCGATGTTGATGAAGTATTAAGAAAGGCTGGCGTATCTCGTCATCGCTTATCTGTGTTGATGTACGATGATGAAATTTATCAGTGTGTCGAAAAGCGCCAGGATAAACTTGAGAGTTCGCCGTTTAGACTAGACCCTGAAAGCGGTGTAAAAGACGGTATTCAAACCAAAATTCTGATTCAACAATTGACCAAATGGTGGTCTGAGTTAGTGTTAGGCACTCAGAATGCGCGGTGGTACGGTTTTTCGGTAATTGAAGCGGTATATGATAAGGATATGCTACATGTTGAAGGTGATGAGATTACGCCTTTCGTTGGATGGAAATGGATAGGCGTAAAACCTATGCAATGGTTCGATCCTAAGAATGATGGAAGATTATTACTATTGCAAAATTATAATGATCAAAATCGTGATATTGAGTGTAATCAACAATTCAAACATTTTTTAACTCAATGTAAGCCTACTTATGAGAATCCTTTAGGTGAGGCTCTTTTCAGTCGTTTGTACTGGTTGTGGTTTTTTAAAAATGGAACGACTAAGTTTTGGGCTAAATTTGTTGAGCGTTTTGGTAATCCATTGTTATTAGGTAAATCAAAACAAGTCAAAGAAATGATGACAGCATTACTTAATGCTCATGCAAGCTCTGTTCTATCTATAAATGAGAGTGAATCTGTTGAGCTACTGTCAGCGGCATCAAATGGAAATGGGGGATCTGCAGCATTTGAATCATTTGATAAGAAAGTTGAAAGAAGTATTCAAAAAGTTATATTGGGACAAACTCTCACGAGTGGTACAGATGGTGCAGGATCTAGAGCATTAGGAGAGGTCCACTTAGAAGTCCAAAACAATAAAGTCAATGCTGACATTCGAATGATTACATCGACAATTCAAGCAATTATAGATGCACTATGTGCATTGAATGGATGGGAACGTCATACGGTAGTGATTGGTGATGAAAAATCATTAAAAGCAGATCAAGCTGAGCGAGATGTAAAACTTAAGAATGCTGGTGCAAATTTAACGAATCAGTATTTCCAACGTGAATATGATCTGATTGAAGGAGATGTGGCTGTCACGACTGAAGTTAACACTTTGCCTGCTGCACAATTTCATGCACTCCCTAAATCTTCATTCAATTTTAAAGCTCATAGCCAAAACTTAAAGCCTGAGCAGATTGAACTTGAGGAGGTTGCTAAAAATCAGCCTAAGGTTCTGTTATCTGAATCAGAACTTGAAGTAATCGTATCTGAATCAGCGGACACAAGCGAATTGGTATCTAAGTTGTATTCAGCAACTAAAGGTTCATCAGTGGATGATTTTGAACTCACAATGTCGAGAGCGTTGTTTATGTCTGATGTGATGGGATATGTACATGCTAGGCAAGGAAAATAGACATGACTGATTATGTAGAAGCCTTGAAATATGCGCGTAGTCGCAATGTCGTTTTACCTGAAGAGTTTTACTTACTTGATATTAAAACAAGGCATTACTCCGCTACAGTAAGTCGATTGGCCTCTATCGATCAAATCAAGACTGTTTTGGAGTTGGTAAATAAATCAACTGAAGATGGTTCAACTTTTGATGAGTTTAAGAAACATATAGCTGATGAGGGCATTGAACTCTCAGATCATCACCTAGCAAATATCTATCGCACTAACATGCAGATGGCTTATGCACATGGGAGATGGACACAGCAACAGGCGAGCAAGGAATCACGACCATATTTGATGTATGTTGCGATTAATGATAGCCGGGTAAGACCAACTCACCTTAAGTTAAACAACATCATTAGGCATATTGATGATCCATTTTGGACGTTGTATTACCCGCCGTGGGATTTTATGTGTCGTTGCCATGTAATTGCTTTAACTAAAAAGCAAGCTGAGAAATACGGTATTACTTCAGATGAAGATCTACCAGAGGTTGCACGTAATTTAGGTTGGAGTTTTAACCCCGCAACTTGGGGCACGAATTTAAATGAAGTGCTTGATCAAAAAATAGCAGACAATCTTTTAGATCTTCCATACTCATCTGAAATTCTTGATATTAAGAATACTGCTTTGCTTGAGCAAGATGTTGAAAATGCAATTGTTGATGCTTTTAAACCACTTGAAAAATCAAACCGAAAAATCTTAGATGATTTTTTAGATACTGTGATTGATAGTGGCAAAGATATAGCACCATCAGCACCGCGCTTTGTTGTAGAGCTTGCAGCTGAAGATGAGAAGCTGACCGAACTTTTGAAAGATGCCATAACCAAGAAAGGTATTGATAGAAAATCTAAGTCTATTTGGGATTGGATGAATGATTCATTTCAATCAATGCTTGGATTTGCAAAGAACCTTAAAAATAAGCTCACTGGAAACAATATTAAAGGTTTTGATTCATTGAGCTTGCAGAAGGGTAATGTTATCGGAATTCAAACGCCTACATTATTTAAAACAGCTGAGAATGCAGGTAAAACGATCACGATTTTAGATATGAAAGGCCACGCGATTGATCTATCGAAAATTCAAGGCTTGGATGGTGCGCTATTGGCATCTGATTTAAACCTACAAGTGGTTGATGTGACCAGTGAATCAATCATACTCAAGCGCACTGAAGAGAAAGCAACTCGGTTATTTATAGCCCGAAATACAATATACAGTGTTTAAATAATTGAAAATTCAAGACCACCTTAATAGGTGGTTTTTTAATGGAGCATCAAAATGCCAGAAGCTGAAAAGCCTAATCAGTATTGTTTCCAGCTCGGGCAACTGAGTGTTGATAGCGCTGAGGGTGGCAAAAA